TAAGAGGCCATAATCTCGGCCTGCCTTTCAGGTCTAAGCGCGGACTGCTTTGACGAACTTGCTTGAGTCAATCATCAGTGTTGCAAGATACCCTCTGAAGGCGATCGTGCGAGACAAAGTTGAAGGTACATCAATACTAATTGCGCCCTTCATTTGCTCGAAGACCTCATAGCCCGAAGCATCTCCAACGATCAGAGTGTTGGCTGCAAAGTTGCGATCTACAACTACCTGAAGACCGAAGGCAATGCCGTTCGGCTGTCCCGGCATGAGGTTGCCGTAAGCGTTCATTGGGCCCACTGCTGGGAACAACGGACGATCAGCTGTGTCGCTCAAGCCCATGAGAGTTCCCCAGAAGTCTGGCGATACGAACATGTGTGTAGGCAAGTTGCCATTTGAGCCCGACAAGATTGTCGTGGCGGCTGCCGAGACCCATGCTTGCCAGTAGGAAGGATCGGTCTCTGATGCAGCTGCGAAGGCTGATGTCACTGTTGCGCCTGCAACAAGGTTGTCTGCTGCGACATTGTCCGTGGCGTTTGCGTAGATGCGACCCATGTCATCGAGTACGAGACCGATGATCTCTGGTGTACTCCAGTCGATTGATTGTTCGGAGAGGGTCACATATCCACCGTAGGTACCTTTTGTGACTTGGTTGTCTGTCACGATAAAAGTACCTTGTGTGAGTGCAGTGTTCTCAGTTGATTGCACGCCGATTGAAGTGTGTGTTGTTACTTCTGGTCGGATGAAAACTTTGCCGCCTTGTGGCATTGCTCTTGCCCCGATTGCGTCAATGACTGGACGACGACCGATGAAGTTGTTGTAGACAGGTTGCACGATTGGCAGTGGAAGCACGCCAGGAATATCCGAGGTGAGCACATTAGGTGCAGCTGCTTCAATGCCTGCGCGCATCTCTGCGAACTTGTCTGGGTTAGTTACAAAAGCCGAGATGTATTCGGCTGGTGTTGGCATGTGAAACTCACGCTTCGCGGTTGCGAAAATTGCTTGAGTTGCTTTTGATGCTTCGATGACTGCTGGTGCTTCGACTGTTTCGTTCATGGTTTCGTTCTCCTGTTGAGGTGCTTCTTGAATAGTAGTAACTTCTTCTTCTTCTGGTGTGGATGCTGCGACTTGCTGGATTGGTGCGTCAAAGGCTCCTCGAGCGACAAGGGATAATTCGCTCCAAGATGCCGAGGTGACGATCATTGTGCCTTCTTTGTCGTACTTGAACTTGATCGGCTCGACGCCAACGGACACTTCTGGAAGGGCTCCGTCAGCTGCAAGAATTAGGGCTTCATCGCCGTCGCGAGTGTTAGATACTTTGGCAACGAAGAGCATGCCTTCTGGAGTTTCTAGACGCTCGGTAACTGTGCCGATGACCTTGCTTGAGTCGTGGTACATCTGAAGTGTTGGTGCGCGTCCGTCTACTGGGAGTGAGCCGGGTGCAAAGGCAACCATCGTCCCGTCGCTTACTTTTGCCGGAGTGTTGTATCTGACCGCAATGCCCGAGATCGTGCGTCGTGGTGATTCGCCTTCAGCGGCGTCAATCGTGAAAGATTCTGTAGTGAGTCTGATCATGGTTGGATCCTAGTTTTCTATAAGTGCGTCTTGGGGGATGTCGGTTTCGTTCATTCGGTCTTCTGGCATGTCGCCGCTCATGTATGCCTCTGCTAAAAAGTCGTCTGTGTCGAAGCAGACATAGGTTCCGTGAGGAAGCACATTGTCGGACGAAAGTGTTTCGGTGATGCAGTCGGCAAGAGCTTTACAAGCGTAAGTCCAAAGATCAATGCGTGACTGCTGGCTGGACTGGTACGAATAAGCACCGATTGAGACCGATAGCAAGTAGGACGGGACGCCAAGGATGCGTCCAAGATCGCGCGCCGAATAATCAGCGGACTCAATCATGAGCATCTTGTCAGGTGTTGCTTGCGTTGGCACATATTCCAAAAACTCATTGAGCGCGGCAGTGTTGTTGCCAGAGGTGCGCGCCAAGTTGAATTGTGCTGCCAAGTCCGAGAGTTCCTGTGCCGAAAGTGGTTCCCCTCCAGTCTGTTTTAAGTATCCGCTAGGCAGTACCGACTGGGACGCTCGAAGCCGTGACTCTTCTACGCGGAGTGCGATCTCTACAGCGCGCGCCCCAGTCGAGTTCATTGATTGCATTGGTGAGATGAATTGCACTAGATCGCGTGGATCTAGCGTGATGCCGTTGAAGACAACTTGTTTTGATGGGCCGAAGAAGACTTCGCCTTGCTGGTCAAGTGTCTGCACCATTGCGGCAGGTAAACGAGTGAACGATGCTGGGTATCCGTCGGCGGTGCGTGACTCAATCATCCAAAAGGCGCGACCCTCAAAGATCAGATCGTCAATAGTCCAAGAGATGATGAATTGGTTTGGAACGGACTGGTCAATTCGTGAAAGCCATGCTCGAGGAGCAAGAGGAACTTCTTCCATTTCTTCGCCGTTCCACATTTCGCGATACATCTCAAGTTTCATTCCCGAGATGGTGTCGCAGATCAAGTCACGACCGCGCACGATTACAGGGAGCGTCATTGCGCGAGCGCGTCTTTGACCTTGTTGCCAAGATACGAAAGAGCGCAAAGGCGAATACGACGAAGCACCGACAGCCGCTTTGACCGAGGGTTCTACAGATACAGCGAGATCACGGGATTTAGAAAAGATGGCCATATCACATGATGACACATAACGAGTGGATCATGGTGGCACTCGCCCAGTCACGCGCGGTATCCCGACGACAGGCAAGCAAGCGGACGAGTGCCAAGATGATGCTAGTTGGCGATCAATATCATCGAAGGTTTTTGAGAGTTGCCCGGTCTTGCAGCTGCCGCGGCTCCCCAGATCATAGTTCGGCATAACTCGATAGGGCCTGCCGACTTCTGTGATGACACTGCGATCGATCCTTGAGTCCTGACCATGACCGCGCGACAAACATGCTCGGCAAGCATCGCTTCGCCAGTGTGAACTAGCCGACCTTCACTAATCATGTTTCTTACGATGGGGGTGTATTGAAGTATTTCTTTGTAGCCCATTACGACGCGCCGACGCTCAAAGATCGGTGGACAGTGCGCGTCAATCGTTGGCGAAAAGATGAACTTGATTGAAGGATCTGCCGCAAGAGCTGCAACATGAGCCCAAAGTTCTTTGGCAGTTTCGGCAGTGAAGGCGACGGAGACACAGGTGCGACCGTCACCGAGAGCGACCGACTTTGTGGCGAAGTATCTGGATTCGTCCATTGATGCCTCGACGGAGATGACGCCGCCAGTAGGGATCGGGCCGTCGTACTCAAGGTCAGGCCAGAGGTGGGTTTGGATCCAAGACTGGGTTGAGGCGATCCACATATTGAGAGAGGAGCGCAAGAAGTTTGAGCGGTCAGGATCTTGTGATTCAGCGCGCAAAGTGTCCAGCGTCAAAGTGTGTCCAAGTGCCGGGTTGCCCCACGACCACGACGCTTCTTGCATTGGATCAACTGTTGGCGGTGGCGACCATTCCGCAAAGTAAAAGTTAGAAGGATTGTTTGTGTCAATTAGTCGTAGCGCGTTCTCTCGATGTCTGATAAACAATGCGCTGCTCTCGGTGCCAGCTGTGCTGAACATCGCCATGTGAGGAGAACGGCGGACGCGCTGGGTTGGGATAAGGCCTGCCATCGTAATCTCGGAGATGTCAAAGATCTCATCCGCACAGATCAGGTCTACCGACATACCGTGACCGATTGAAGGGTTCGCCGCGCGCACATACCACTTCGTTCCGTCTGGCATCGTCGCCGAGTTCCGACCAAAGGACTTCATGATCTTCGCGCCGTAACGATCCTCAAGGATGGGTGCGACCTCATCAAAGAGCAAACATGCAAGAGAAAGAGTGTGAGCTGTAGAAAGGATCGTTTGTTTTGTGCCACGAATCTTTGGCATCTCAATCATCCAAAATAGAATCAAGCATTGGATCAAAAGTGTCTTGCCATTCTGACGCGCCACCGATACAAGGCTCGATCGGTGCACAAGATCGTCCTGTCCATCTGGAGCATGGGTGAATCCGAGCATCCGCTCAAGTACATGAATCTGCCAAGGCATGAGCTGCACATAAAGCAATTCAGAAGCCATGTCCCCCACAAGTCCAGCCCACGATCCGTCACAGTCCGGGACAATTGTTTCCAGTCTCGGCTGGTCGTGGCTAGTTACCGCCAGTTCAGGCTGGTTCAGGCTGGTTGGGAGAGAGAGTTGGA